GCGAGCTGCGCCCCATGCATCAAGTAATTTTGCAATTCGATCAGCTGGCAATGCTGTTCCATTTGATTTTAAAACCATTGATGGCACAGGTTCGCGTGCGTACATTGCAGCTGCTCTTTCAAGCTCTGCACCTGCACGAATTGTGCGACCAGCGCGATTTAGCAATCCTTCATCATTACCATAAAACACAACAAGTGATCCGACACCTGACATTGGAACGCGTGTTCCATCTACGGTGTAATACTCAATTTGCGTTCCAATTGAATTTAAAAACACGCCAACGCGGTTTGGAGCTACGCGCCACATTTGACGCACGCGGCCTGTATCGGCGAACAAATCAATTATCTGAAAATACGAAAATCCCGTGAAAAGTAAATCCTCACACGCCCAAACCCACGATGCTGCTCCTGGCACTCTCTTATCGGGATCAGAAATGACAACGGGTTGATCAATTATTTGACCGGTTGTTTTATCGCGTGTAATCAACGGAATTGTGGCAATTGAATTGCAAATCATATTTCGTGCTCGCGCAATTGCTGGCACACTCATTGCTTCCTCGCGGCTTGCAATGTAATCAGCCCCACCAAATGGAAAAAATGCATCCAGCGTTGGAGCTGGCCCAATTTGTGCAGCTACATCGGCACCGCGGTCAAATGCCACAGTTTCAATAGTGCGTTTGCGATCGAATAATCCCATGCAACAATTTTTTCAAATTGTCAAGGATCAACCCACCAAAATGTCAATTTCCGTTTCCGGGCGTGTCGCAAAGTGAGTAACCAATGCTGATGCTACGGCGGCGCAAACGGCCGATTGGCTGGCACGCCTACCGATAACCCAGCCGCCATCGCCTCGACGCAATTGCACAGCTGAAAGCATTTGTTCGGTCAGCGATGATTGGTTTCGGTGTTTTAGACGGCCGGAATTGATCGCACCCAATAATTCGTCACAAGCTTGTGGATAATCGCTGTCCATGTCATGGATTGGTATTCCAGCCGGCTGCATACGCGCTGCAACAGCTCCGGAGGTTCGGCGGCTGTAAAGCAAATATTCAATCGGATATTTACGGCAATATGAAGCTGCATCATTGGCAATTGCTCGATCATCAAGCTGGATCGTGTTTTCCCAAGTGTGGAGCAGCTTTACGATAAATGACTCCGACCCAAGCTTTTGGGCTGCGACCAATGCCGCGTGTTTTCTGTCCGGTGAAATATCGATTGCCATCCATGTGAGCTTTGTATCGTCAAGATCAATGTTTTCATCTCCACACTCCTGCCATTCTTTGGCACCAACAACGCTGGAGATTGTTTGAACCCATCGATTCAAAACCTCGGTCATAACTACATCCGGGGGATCGTTGAACACGGCCCGGATATTGTCCGGGTGAATTGTGATGTTAAGTCCGGGATTTGCAAAAGCGGCATTTTCAATGGAAATTTCATCGGTTGGAGCAGACCATTCAAAATACCCCACATCATCGGCTGCGCCACTAGCTGCGGCCAATCCTCTTTCGCGCAGCAAATTCAAAACGACAGAATGTGAATCACCGGCTGAGGAAAAGCAATTGACCTGTGGATTTTTAGCAGCCATCAATGTGTAACGCATGGCGGCAAATGTCTCCATGTCGTGCAGCTCTCGAATCTCATCCATATGAATAGTTTCCGGCTTTGACAATCCACGGGCAGCCGATCCACCAGCTTTGATGATAAACCGATTGCCTTTCATGGTTTGGATTTCCTCAGCTCCATGCTGCCAGCGAATTCGCTTTACCTGATTGGCCAAATCGGCGTTTTCCTCAATGATCTGCACAATGGCTCGAAATTGCTCCAGCGATGTCACCAATCGGTGAGCTGTGGAAACCTGCAACGATTCATCCCAATGGAAAAGTCCCATCATGATTCTTGCCATCATGTAAGTGCTCTTTCCATTTTGGCGTGCAACCGTGGCAACCGAAATTGGATGAAGGTATCTGCCATCCGGCTTTACCTTGAGAGAATGTTCGGCCAGCCATTTTTGCCATGGCATAAAGCCGCCCGGGATGATCTGATCGGCAAAATCAATCAATTCAAAGCCGCGTGAAGGCAAATCATTGAGTGGTGAATGGATTCGTGGAGCTGTTACCGGCAAAAAAACCGATTCCAGCCCATTTGAGCCTGTTTCAGCCTGTTGGGTGTCAATGATGACCTGATCATCACTATTCATGACTTTGGCTCATGTTTTGGGGTATAAACAGCCCATGGAGAGTCGGGGGTGTGCTATCCGTTTCAAAAAAACGACCACCTTTTGATAAATTGCATTTTTGGCACAATTGACGCAAATTCCACAAATCGTCCGTTCCATTCAACCGCTTTGGAATCACATGATCAATATGCATTTGGCCTTCGGTTTGACCGCATTGCTGGCAACAACCATCACGCTTAAGCACTAGCTCTCGCAGCTTACGCCATTTAGATGTCGATCCACCTTTCCATGCCCGGCTCATAAATTCAAACCATCCTCACATCGTTTGCAGAACCATACGCATAACCCATCCTCACGATCATATTCATTGACCTGATCAAATGCATCACACTTGCTGCAATTCATCATGCCACCGTAACCGCTAAAGCTGTATATGAATCCATCCTTTGATCGCCAATCATATTTTTCAACCATTAGTGCCACCCATGCTTTCGCCAATGTGCCAATGCTCCATCACAAATCTTGCCTTGATACCGATGATCGATATAGCGCAAAGTCCAATCAATCATACGAAAACCATCAAGGTTTCGATACTTAGGATTTTTCATTTGACCTAAACCATAATGTGATCCATTGATTGCATCTACACGCCAATTGGATTCTTTTGTCATCAATGTGTTAAAGCATTGGAATTGTTTGTAATCAACAATCCTTGAATGTGCATAAAGCTTGAGATAGTCAATCTTTTGAGTAGCCTGTGCTGTGTCCGGGTTTAGCACCGCTAAACAGAGTACGCCCGTGTAGAGAGTTCTCCGCGAGCTACCCGCCAAAGCGGCTCTCGTCGAGAGAGTGATCGTAGCGGCCTTGTCAAGTAGATTCAAGATGTCACCGCCAATGATTCAATTCGCGTGTCATCCACAATCTTTATACACAGGCATCCACAGGCTAGGCATTGAGCAAACCATTCATTGGTTGAAAGCTCTGTTCCTTTCTTTAGGCCAAAGCGTTGTTTGGCTTTACCGTAAAGCTTTAAGCATATTGAGCAATCAAATTCCAGTATGTGCATGAATACTCCTAGCAAGATTTTCGATGGGTTGTAAATTGATTTGAGGCACACTCCAGTTGTTTTGGGATGTGTTTCGGTATCGTGGTTTTTTGGCAATAGCTACCGGAATCCAGCCAATGATTTTCATACGCTCTTGTTGGCCTGTAACCAAGACAGCCACATCACGGTCATGACGGTCAGAATCCTGAATCCATAGATTGCCATCGGGATTGGCTGACCATTTCACCTCAATGTTGTTTCCAACATCGGCTTTGCTCTTATCCCATGTAATGCCGGGGGAGTAGTCGATCTCCAGCCTTTTGGCCACTAGCCATTCAGCTGCCATGGATTCGGCCATTTGCGCCACATATTCAAACCATGAGAGATTGCGTTGAAAGCGCATTGGGTGATCAGCTGATCGATCTTGACAATGTTGAATGGCTGCGACCATGCAATGGAATTCATCAAGCCGTGTAATCATCGGCACGCTCCACAAAACCAAATGATGTTTTCTGCTGGATCACTCTTTTGATAACCAAATTTGTCTAGCTTCTCGATCCTCATGCATTTATCGCATTTCTCGACTTTATACTCCTGGACTATTTCGCCATTGAGTAATAAAACCCCAGTCATTGTTTTAAGTGTGATTATCTCTGACCATTTGCTCATAACCACACCGGCTTGCATTGTTGATTGCGATCAAGCTCGGGGCAGACATAGCCTTCATACGGCTTGCCTGTTTTGCCAACCCCGGATTTGTGATTCATAAAGCCGTGTTTGCATTGCATCCCACCGCCAACAATGGCCGATTCGGTAGCTTCTAAAGCTGCATTGAAGCTCCATGGATCGCTGACCTCTTTGACGGTTAATTCAACCTCAGCCAATGGCGGCACAACACTTAGCTTGTTTTCATAGCTACGCATTTCCTCCAGCGATGGGCGAGGTGTGCCATCCGAAAATTTGGAAATACCGGCATTATGCAAACAACGCCCAATTGCGCTCGTTTCCGCATTTTCTACCGGATGACGATTGGTATTGCTGCGAATCTCCTCAGCCCATCCAGTTGCAAATGGCACCAAATCCGTTGTTTCACGGTAGGCATAAGCTTTGACGATGTAACGCTGACCATCCTGATAGACAAGCTCTGTGTCAATTCGGCCGATGCCCAAGTAATGATTCCAAAACTTTTCGATGCGCTCTGCGACGCTCTCATAATTTTCCAAAATCATGCTGACACCCGGCTTGATGCGTGACGGCTAACGGCACGGCCTTTCAAATAGCCTTGATTGTGTCCAGCCTTGAAACCCCATGCATAGGTCATGCCACAGGCAACAAGAGTTGTGACACTCATGATTATTGCAATTGATAGTAAATCTCCCACAATTTCTCTCCCGATCTGTTAGGTTCGGGGTGTTCGGGAGATGACTAGCAATGACTAGTTATGTAAAGTAATGACCAGCAATATACGCTCGTTTTTACTTTACATAATGTAACAAATCGGAGTCTGATAATTATCAGAATCCTGACAAGTCACATTTGGTCAAACTCCCGAATACCCGTTGTTTAGTTGTAAGTCAGATATTAAGAATGAGTGCTGACACTTTCAATTGAAAACGCGGTCAATGGATGGTCAAAGATTCGGGAGAAATCATGAGCGCACCACGGATGCACCCAAGTGGAATGATCGAGGTTGTCAGTAATGCACGCCTTGAAGGTAAGTTGGAAATCTTTAGCTATGGTCAAAGAGACGACATTCCCAATCCGGGAGATTTGATGATTGTGACCACCAATTGGATGAAAGAAAACATGAGAGTTCAAGAGGTTGAATTCAAGCTGCGAATTCGAGGCCGGGATATGGCCTTATTTGCTAAAGCTTCTCAAGAGGCTCTGATGCTATGGAATGAAAATAAACATTGGCTGCAAGCTTCAATGAGCAATCCGGGGGATACCCGGCCAATGTCTGCCATTCGATCAGCTGATCAAGCTGCGGCGATCAAAGGATTTTATGATCAGAATCGATGAGCTTTGTGTATAGATGATCCAACCGTGCTTCGATTCTCGAAATTTGATCTTTGAGACTTGATCCCGAATTCGGCTGGAGTTCGCTCATAATCGATCGCACAATGACTTTCATTGACGAATAGATGGCTGTCAGTATTGCAATGACAAGACCACCAACAGCCGTCCATTCGCCTACGCTCATTTTTTAACGCCGAAATTATCGGATGGATTAGCCCATCGAGCTAGTACCGGCACAATACCGGCGACCAATCCCATTGCTAAATCCTTTGGATTTGTATTTCCTGTCATATAAACGGCCAAGGCTCCAGCGATTGAGCTACGCGCCCATGAAGCTGCCATTGCTTTGAACTGATTCATTATTTTTCTCCTTTTGGTCGATCCGGCAAATCACCGGAAAACGCGCCATAAGTTGGTCGGCCATAACCGACAACAAATGACCTT